CTAGTGCCCTGTCGATCCAAATCCACCAGTTCGAACGCCATCAGCCATATCTCCATCTGCAATTAAGAAAGGAGCAAAGACAGCCTGGACAACACGTTCTCCAACTTCAAGAACAACCTCTTGGTCTGTGATATTCTTCATCTGAGCAAAAATATGCCCTTCATTCCCAGGATTGCCATAATAATCCCCATCAATGACCCCAACTGAATTAATTAAAACCAAGCCCTTCTTACGAGGGTTTGAAGAACGATCATAAAGGTAAAGAACCTCAGTCGGTTGCATATAAGCCTTAACCCCTGTCGGAACCAAGACAATCTCTCCTGGCGCAATAACCGTACGTACAGCAACCTTTAAATCGTAACCAGCCGCATGCGCTGTCTCACGCTTGGGCAATAAATTTTTATCTGTAAAAGTAGAAACCAATTCAAAACCACGAATTTTCATCATCTTCTCTTTTCTATTATCATTTATTCTAGATTATTCTATCTTATTTATTCGGAAAAAGCACGAAAAAAAGAGCACACAATTCAAATCGCTTAGGGCTGCTGGATTCCTCCCCTGACCCGCTTCACGCAGAACTGTTGCTCCACTATTTATTATATCACATTCCTATTCATTTTAAAAGCAAAATTATTTTTTCCGTCTATTTCTAAAAAAGTCCTGCATAATAGCTGCGCATTCATCTTCCAAAATTCCCGTTTCAACTTCCACACGATGATTGAGACGCTCATCTGTTAAGATATCGTACAAACTCCCAGCAGCGCCAAATTTCTGGTTTTTAGCCCCATAGACCACGTTTGGAATACGGGCGAGGCCAATCGCCCCACTACACATGACACACGGCTCAATGGTCACAAAAAGCGTGCAATCAAGCAAGCGCCAGCTCTCCTCACTCAGATTCGCATTCTCTATGGCCATAATTTCCGCATGCATAACCGCTCGCTGCAGTTCCTCACGCGCATTATGGCCACGGCCAATGATTTCTCCGTCCTTGACAATCACACAACCAATTGGAATTTCATCGTGTTCAAGAGCAATCTCAGCTTCTCTCAAAGCTTCCCTCATAAAGACTTCTTTTTCTTCAACTGTATAATTCATCAATTTCCCTTTTACTACTTATCGATTTTATTATTATATCATGAATCCCAAGACAAAAAAAGCCACCGAATGCGGTGACTTTATAGGGAGATTATTATGAAAAAGGTAAAATTATTTCCTATTAAATAAGCAAAAACGGAGGGTGTCCCCTCCAACTTCACGACCTCTGGACAAGGTCTATTTTTTTGAAAAAAAGTAAAAAACTTTATCAAAACGCTTGACTTTCTCGGTGTACCGTGATATAATATAATCAAGATAAGGAAAGGGGGTGATGAAATTGAACAAAGAAGATTGGCTTAGGTTACTTGAAAAGGCAATAGAAAATATTCCTGAAACAGTAACTGCTATCGCAAGTCTAGTGACTGCAATAACGGTCGCAAGGCAAAACAAAAAGCGTAAACCGAAGTTCCCGCAAAAGAAAAGGTAAACGCTAAGAGGTAGGGGCGAAAGCCCCTTACACCTCTATTTTATCAAATGAAAAGAGGAAAAGCAATGGTTAGTGCAATAGCTATTTTTATAATCGCCATCAATGTATATATCTATCTAAAAAATAAAAAGGACAAATAGGATGAGGAAAGTTATTCAAGAATTATTAGACGGTTCGATGTCTACGTCTGCTATTTCGCAAGGCGCTGGAGTTCCGTGGACTACCGTTTCTGATCTCAGAAAAGGAAAAACAAGCATGGACAAAATGGCGCTTTTAACAGCAGAAAAACTTTATGAATTTGCTATAACTGACAAGCAGTGATTTTGGTCACTGCTTTTATTATTGCAAACAAAAAACCGCAAGCCTGAGCCTGCGGTAGATACCATTTTAGAAAAGTTTTCCTTTCATTTTATTTTTTAAAAATTATTTTGTCGTAATGAGCCCGTCTGGCTCTACTGTGAACTCTGGCTTGTCTGCCATTGTTCCGTCTGGCTTGATGTAATACCAGCCTTGACCTGCTCTGACGAATTCATTAGATACCATGTTTCCACCCTTACTATCAAGGTAGTACCATGTATCCTTATACTTGACCCAACCCGTCTTCATGGCACCTTCTACATCGAAATAGTACCACTTCTCAGCGATTTTCTTCCAACCTGTCGCCATTTCTCCTGAGTTATCAAACCAGTACCAGTTGCCGTCTGAGTGCTTCTTCCAGCGGTCTGCAAGCATGTAGCCTGAACCGTCGAAGTAATACCAGGTTCCGTTGATTTTCTCAAATTTGTCTTTTGGATAGCTTCCATCTGAGTGTACGTACCAGTAGCCCGTATCATTCTTCTGCCAGCCTGTTTCAGAGCCTAACCCGTTCTCAATGTCTCGCTTAAACTGTTCACGGCTAACACCCCATTTCGCAAGATAAGGATACGGGTCAACGTGGTCGCTACTGTTATCCGGCTGGTTATTGGTACAGTATTCATGCGTTTTGATACCTTCCAAGTCGTCTGTATCAAGAGTTTTCGGCAAACCTGCTTCATCTGCTAGATTTCGTAGCAATTCGATATAAAGGCGATAGTCTATCATGAACTCTTCTTTAGTTGAATGGCTTTCAATCAATTCAACTGCTGCATAGGTCTCAGCATTCCAACCGCCCCCAACATCCCACATTCCCTTGTTTACAGGACCTACCTGCATAACACGACCGTTACCAACGACATGAGAAAAGAACCCAAGTCCAGGGTCCTTTCTGTAGTGGTAGTCCGCCTCATTCTGAGCGGTTGAGTTGCGGTTGCCTGTAGAGTGGGCGTGAACCTGACGGAAAGGCTCAAATCCAACAATCGGCAAATCCGTGCGTAGTCTACTTGTATCGATATCCATGATCATTCCCCTTTCCATGCGTCATTCATCTGCTTCACTGCTGATTCTACAAACATTTCAAGTTCTCTATTAGTCATAGTGACATTGTACTTTTTAAGCTCTGCAAGCATATGTACTTTAGCTTGTTCAAGTTTTTCATCACCTTTGTAGCCCGTTTCAGCTGCTACTTGCTCTACTGCATGTACTGCGTTTTTAGCTAAGATTTCAGCGATTTTTACCGCCTTCTCTCCGCCTTTTCGCAAAAGATAATCCTTCACTGCTTTTACAATGTTTCCTACTGCTACAGCTAAAAAGCCTGTAGCAAAAGCAATAATCAGTTCATTAAATTGTGACATGTTACATTTCCTTTCTTTTATACGTAAAATCCGATATCTTCGCCATTGATAAGCGTCCGCTTGTCTAGTCCAAGATACGCCTTAAGGCCTGCTTCTTTATCGCTAATAAAGATATACTTTGAAAAAACTAAATCTTTTTTAAAGCGTTCACTTTTAAAGATAAAAGGTTCTTTTTGTCCGCCTACCCTCACGCCTTTGATTTCCGGATAGTTTTTTATCTTTTCAGGCATTGTGAAAAGCATCCCATCTTCATATACCATGAAAACAACTCTATACCCCATTAAAGTTTCAAAAAGTTCAGGCACGCTACTCCATAAAAGCTGTTTGCCAAGATACCTTTTTACGATTTCTTGATTTCCAAGCATGATTTTTACTCTATCTCTCATAGTATCACCTACTTAAAAATATCGTAAATCGTGTTTGAGTCTTTGCTTGCAATTGCGTCATACTGCGCTTGCGTGCCTGCCCAATATCTAATCGGTTGCCCACCGTTTTGGTTGACGATATTTTGGCCGGGCGCTCCTGCTGGTCCACGTTCCCCTGTGGCTCCTCTAGCGCCTGCAGGGCCTACATTCCCTTGAGGTCCTCGTTGACCTTGGACACCCTGCGGACCTCGTTCGCCATCGTTGACATTATCCAAACGAGTGAAAGCAGAGGTTTTTAGACCTCTGTAATTCACTTCGATACGAACTTCAAACCAACCACCAGAGCGCTGGGTGGCGCTCCATGTACTAAATTTTCCAGTGGAATCTGGAGTCTGATTTCTCAATACCCCCCAGTTATTATTTCCAAAACCTCGATAGTAGTAATCAAGAGTATAGCCACTCGTGAGCTTTTCTCCGTCATAAAATACATCTGCGAATAAATTTAGCTGGCTAGTCGAACCATTTCGATAACTCCCTTCAATGCGGACAGTTGCATTTAAGCTGTGACCATTCTCACCCCTCAAGCTATCTCGTTGAGTCGGTGTCAATGTGTCAAACGATGGCCGGCTTTCTAAAGCTGAAATCTTTTGTTTCAACTCGGTGTCGTTGTAAGTTGAATACAAGTGTCTTGAGCCAATCTTTCTCACAGAAATACCTTGAGCGCTGATGCCTGTTACAATCCAGTAGCCTTCATCTGCTCCTTCAGAGTTGTTATTAAAGCTTTGAATTACATCTCCTAATTTGATACCTATTGGATTCATCAAAGAATTGATTGGTATTGTCGCAGTAGCACCGACTTCGTTTCCGGCAATGTCCGATTTTGAAATCCGATATTCTGAGCTTCTCAAAACTGTTGGAAGATTGACAGACCCACCATTTGTAAGACTTAGCCGGTTGCCTTCTAAGCTAAGAGTTTGATTCTCAGTAAGATAATGCTTTGCCTCTAGCTCATCTTTCGTAACCTGTTGCTCTTTAATGCCCTTGATATCCTTACCGATTTCCGTTGCTAGACTTTCAAGGTTATTCATGACAATCACGCTTTCGCTTGGTTATACGTCGCTACTAAATCAAGATTAGCAATCTGGTCAACGCGTCCGCTGACCTCTGTCACTTTGCCAAGAAGTGCGCCATTCTCGTCTTGTCCCATGTTAGTAATCTTATCCGCGATTTCTTTTAGCGTGTCAAGATTCTCAGGCACAGACTCGCCCAAGATTTCAGCCTTGACCTCTGTTTTAGCTTGAGTGACTGCCTGTGAGATAGCCTGCGTCATTGCTGAAGTGCTAACCTTGGTTTTCAATTCTTCGTTAACTCGTTTGTTATCTTCTCCCAATGTGCGGGCAAATTCTGTTAATTTTGTAGTTTCCATTTTTTTCTATACCTTTCCCAAGTTATAAAAGAAGAGTAGGTCTGGAAATTCCGGACATACTCCACCATCTGTTACTGTTTTTTCTGCAAGTTGTTTCTCAACTTCCTTTGCTATATCCAGCTCTTTGAGAGCATGGATTTCCTCTGTGACCAATTCTTTATCTGAAGCCACTATTTTGATGTGCGTAGCCTTATCGCTCGGGAAAATATATCCGCCAGTGCTGATCTCTAAGCGGTATTTCCCAACAGGCAAGATAGCATCCAGATTAAAATTCACGCTTGAGTTCGTGACAGTCACCTTCTTCTTCCATTGGTACTTGTCCATGGTCAGACTAACAACCGCCACCTCCCCATCAAGAGAGGAGACGGCTCGATAGTCTTCGTCTAAAAGGACGAATCCAAAGGTAGAAGCTACATCACCCTGCTTGATGAGGTAACCACCATCCACTTGTGCGAGATTGGTCGTATTGAGATTACAGACCATTCTGCGCCCCTTTCTTAGCTTTTGCTTTGAATCAACGTTTTCAACTCTCTCACATCTTCACCTAACGACTTAACTTGTTCTGCAAGAACTAAGATAGCCTTGTTCTGTTCGTCATGGTTATCTAGTCGTTTGTTTGCAGATTCTTTAAATTCACGTAGGTTCTCAATGTCTTTTTCCATCGCGGTAATGCGATTCTCCTGCTTTGTGGCTCTGTCTTTCATGGAGAAATACAAGATAATAACAGGAATCATAGAGATTACGAAACGAATAACGAGGTGTTCAAATTCCGCCATAGGCACCTCCATTATTGATTAGATGTAACTGTTGTAGCAGAAGGTTCCGTTACGGTAGGAGTTACGGCAGCTGTTGTAGGAACTGCAGTTGCTGGTGCAACAGTCGTAGGCTCGTACTTCCACGCTACGCCATATCCATCACGTTCAAGACGTCCATCACGAATAAAGTCGCTTGCAGGTTCTCCATTATAAGTAAATTCACGGTTAAGTTGTACCAGAACCCTCTTACCTTCACCATCCACCTCAACGTGCGCTGGGTCTTCGATGGTAATCAAGTCACCTGGCATATAGTGTTTACCTGCTTCAGCTGATTGAATTAAATCAACTAAAACTTTATAACTTGTTCCGTACTGAAGCAATTTTTCTGTTATCAACGTTAAAACTAATGCGTAGCTAACCTTACCGTAGTGGTCGCTTTCAGTCTTGTTCTGTTGAACTGCTTGATCTGTGGCTGCCTGTTTAATTTCGGTCTGTGCCAATTTTTGTTCAGCTTCTTGCAGTTTAACGTGGGTTTCTTCTAACTTCGCCTGAGCCTGTACAAGAGCGCTCGTTGGGTCAAGCTCCGTTCTAATGAAGTCCAAAACTGCTTGAATCAGCACTTCTTCATTGTCCTGCGTGCGATTACCTGGCAATTCCACACGCTCATAACTGTAGCGACCAGTTTCTTCTTTCTCAATCGTTACGATAGTGACATTCTTTTCCCCTTTTAAGGTTGGGCTTCCTGTTAATTTGTAAGTCATGCGTTATTTCCTTTCATTTTATCCTGAGTTTCTTCGAACAGTTCTTTAAGCGCTGGGTCGTATTCCAGTACCGCTTTAAAAGCCTGCAATTCAGCCAAAGTCAATGTATAGTATGCCTCTAAATGCGCACGTCCCAATTCGCCCTCGGCCAAGCGGTTAGCGAGCGACTCAGCGACAAGCTTGTCGATTGTGTGATTATCCATGTAGTTTCTCCATTTCTTTAATTTTCTGGTCCAGTTCTTGGACAGCTTTCAGCAAATAGGGTACGAAAGCAGTATAGTCGATGTGCAGATAGCCGTCTGGATTGTCAGGGTCTCGTGAGATAACTTCTGGAATGATGGTCTCAGCCTCTTGAGCAATCAAACCGATTTCCTCGTGTTTCTTGCTTTCGATAAAGTCAAATGCGACCATATTTAGTCTGTTGATTTTGTCCAAGGCTTTTACAGATGTGTCTGTGATATTTTCTTTCAAGCGTCTATCTGAAGATTTATCTCCCCAGTATTTCACACTTCCACTTCCAACTTGGTTCCACCAGACTACCGCATTCTTCCCACCTTTCGGGTTGGAGCCATTACCGTAAATATCTGCCTCGCCTAATTCGATCCCGTGGATAAAGACAGGCGATTTATAGAAGGTCTGTGTCCCGTAGCAATCTACAGAACAGTTAGTGTCAAACGTGACTTGTCTGTAAAAGATTGAATCGTTCTTACAGTACATTTTGCCATCTGTATTCACATACCACGCCCTATCTCCAATTGTGTTCCAGCTATCGCCCCAGTTCGCCCAAAATGCGGTTCTAGTTCCTCGCCCTTCTCCATTTCCCATTCCAACTGCGAAATGGTTTACGCCAGAAATCCAGCGACCTCCACCTTGGTCAAATTGTCCAAGTGTGAATCCGCCAATTTTACCTTGATAGGCTTCAAGGAATGTCGAACTAGACACGACAGATTCAATCTTAGTCGCAAAGACTTCCTTAGATGTCAACTTATCAATCAAGGCATCTCTAGCAGTCAGATTCCGAATAAGTGCATCGTCTACGTTGATTTTATCGCCAGTAATGGCACCAGCTTGGATATTTTCAGCAGTAACAGACCCAGCTGCTAACTTACCAGCAGTCACCGCACCGTCCACAATCATGTCGGACTTCACTCGAACTCGTGGAGCGATAATGTCCACGCCTTTCGAACTGGTCGAAATGGTCGTAGCTAACTGCTCACCCGTTAGAGTAGTAGAGCCGATAGTAACACCTTCTGGCGTCACTTGCACTCTTGCACTGTTAGCAGCGTTTCGCACTTCCTGCCTGATTTCACTAGCTGTCTGAGCGATAGCACTCTTTACGTCTCTATCAAAAAACTGAGTCAGCGCCCCTTGATTATTCTGCTGGATTTTACCCCAGAGAGTACTGTTCGGGTCTCTCAGTTCCAGCTCTATTGAGCGCATATCCTTAAAGAGACCTGACAGGGTACGTTGTGTTACTGTCGGCTCCACGAAGCTAGTAGGGAAATCCCCTTGCTCTAGCTGGATATCCGTCAGCACCGTGTCTCCCACACATCCCATGTGGTGCAATTTCAGCAGTTCGTCTCGTGTCCGTGGCTGGAATACCTTGTAATACCGTCCGTTATGTTCAAGAGCAGGCGAACGAACGTTTTGAATGGTAATGTCCATGTGTTACCCTCCTCTTTTTCTACCAAAAATATAGGTTTCGTTGTATTTGTTGGATAGGAAATCCTCCACTTCATCCGTATTTTTGAAAATAACGAATAGTTGGTAATTGTAATGTCTTCGGTAGCCAGCTGAATAACCAGTATCTTGCTGGCCTACTACTACCCTGACTTCAAATGTCTTGTTAGAATTTTGAAGTTTCAACACATTACAATCCTCTATTCCATCCAAACCATACGGACGACGTTCGGATATACCTAAATCAATAAAGGCTCGTTCTGTAGAGCCAAAGCGCCAAAATGAACCGTAGCGGTTTGAAGTGAATCTTAGCACTTCGTCAAACTGGATTGTGACTTTCTCCCAAACCAGCCTTGTACCGACATAACGCTGAATAATTTCTTTAGAGCCCACGTAAATTCCTTCTCGTGCCATATTACCTCCTGTTAGCGATAAATATCGTAGATGGTATTAGCATCTTTGTTAGAAATTGCGTCATATTGAGACCTTGTTCCAGCCCAATATTTCAGTGCTTGCCCGCCATTTTGGTTGATAATGTTTTGACCAGGCACACCATCGGCACCTCTAGGTCCTGCTGGACCCGTTGCACCATTCGCCCCTCTGGGGCCTGCTGGACCACGCAAGCTATTTCGTTGTGTCTCTGTCAAAGAGTTAAAGTCAGGTCTAGCTTCAAGCGCTGTGATACGGCGCTTAACGTCTGTGTCATTATAAGAAATCACGAACGTTCTCTTACCAATTTTTTGAACAGTAATATTAGTACCGTTGACAGCCGTTACTTTCCAAAATTCATAATCTACAGTACTGTCACTCGTCCAAAGGTCTTCAACAATATCCCCTACCTTGATACCGTCAGGATTCATGATATCGGTTGTTTTTACTGTCGCGACTGAGCCAATATTTGCACCATAGATATCACCCTTCGCGATACGATAGACTGGCGTTTCAGACTTCTTGGCATACTCCGCCAAAGCACGCTCTGCCGCCGAACCTTCAAACCGTACAACACCGTCCGCTCCTTTTGGCCCTACTGGTCCTGTTTCTCCACGGTCTCCTTTAGGTCCTGTTAGGTACTGCAAGGCTGAAAATCGGTCACGGCCATTTCCGACCTTGACCTTACCTGTGTCACTCTCAACGCCTAACTCCCCATCAAGTAAGACCAGAGTGCTACTTGCCCAGTCTCGTGCTGACATGCGCTTGTGCTGTACCCTTACTGGGATTGTTTCCGTCATGTTTTTCCTCCGTCAAAAATAAAAGTTGGATTCTCACTCCAACTTCCCTCATATCTAGCATTTTGCCCGTCAGCGACTGTCCTGTAGACTGGCGCTAGTTCAATCCGCCTTGTCTGATTGTCAACTGTCACAGACTGCTCTACATTCTGATACCAGTCCCCTGAGAAGGTCAAACGATAAGCACCGTAGTAGACCGCCAAGATCTGCTCCTCTTTCTGGACAAGGTCTTTATCAATCGCTGGCATGACCGAATTAGCAGGCGCAAGATGAACGTGTCCACCGTAGAATGGTGTATTGTTGACCACCACAGTCACATCAGTTTTACCGTAAGGCGTGCAGGTTGCTGACCAGCTAATGACGTACTGTTTGCCAACCTCAAAACCGTCTCCATTGTGGCCAACCTCTACAAAATCCGTTCCATAACTGATTTTCTTGGCCGTGCCACCACTCAAACGGTTCTTATTGTACTGAGTATTTCCGTCCCCACCAATCAAGCTAGCGTTGACCCTTGCAGTCTCACTGACCTGTTCCAGTTTCTTGCTCAGTTCAGCGATAGAGTCCGCACCGCTCATTAGCTCATCACGGATTCGCTTCACGAACTCAGGACGCTCTTTCTCCATTTCTTCGTGGATCTTAGCGCCAAACTCCTCCGCCTTAGCCTTGTACTGCTCGATGGCGTCCGTGATAGCTTTCTCATGCTTGACAAATTCAGCATCAAATGCACGATCAGCGTTGGCGATCGCACGCTCCAGCATAATGTCAAATTTTGTTTCTTGCTTGTCCAAAATCGCATTGGCTACTGCTGAAACACCGCCACCATTCCCCCCTGATTTCACTTTATCGTCAAAGGTAATAGTCAGATAGGCTCCCTGTCCATTGTTGGCCAAACAGTCATACTCGTAGGCAATGGCTTTCTTATAAAGGTCCACATTATGCTTATAGCTTTTCAGATTAACCGTATCACCCATGTGGACAGTCTGCCCATCAAGTTCATAGGCTTCAATCTTAATGGCATCTGTAGCCTTATCTATGTGTTCGTTAGTAAATTTAGCACTGGCCCACTTTGTCAACTCCTCAACGGTCTGAATGTTGTTATTGGTATAACTTCTTTCGTTGATATAAGGATAAGCACCAATTAAGGGACTATCGACTGTTATAGCAATCGTTGTATCTTCCTTGGCGCCCTCTGCCTTAAAGGTAGATTTGGCATGGATACGAGTAACAACATTTTGTGAGTTTTTGGTTCGTTGATAGGATTTAAGGTTTTTGTGGGTAGAGATGATAACACCTCTGTCCTCTCCTCGATTTCGCTTAATTGAGATAGCAAAATTGTCCCGAACCATCTCTCCTTCCCATGTTCCTACAATTGAGTGAGCGCCATCAATTAACACGCTGTAGAGTGTTTCTACTTCTTTTGTGTTGATGGTTCTCCTGTCTGTGATATCACTCGTAAATGAAAAATCATTGATAGGAGACTTAGCGACTTGTACCAATTGAGAAAGAGCCTGCCAACAACTCTGCTTGTTAACAGACAGAGGATTGATAGACCGCTGCATGACATCATCAGTGATGTGATAAGCAGTGATTTCTAAATGATCATCATTCTCTACTGGCTTTTTGATGCGGAATAACTGCGGACCAAGAACAGGCGCTGGTGCCTTTATCAACATATCTTCACGGAAAAGCTGATAAATCTCAGAGTCCGTTATAGGGTAGCGAACAGTAAGGATGAAATCCCCATTCATTTGCTCTTTGATGATAGCTGAAGTCGCTTCATGCAGTGGAATACCGTTCCATTTAACGTTACGAGTATCACTTTCAAGCAAATATAGCATTATGCCCACCCCCATACAGTTTCAATCGTCATGGAACTAATACCAGCACCTAAGACAATCCCAACATCTTGTTTTTTGATGGGGTCAATCGTGATAAAATCCCCTGTCCACTTAATTCTGGAACCTGTTCCGTCCAAGAAACTAGGATTGTTAGGGTTATTTACCATGATAGCTCTTCCAGACAGTCTTTCTAAGCGAATGACCTGCCTGTCCACTGTGAAACTAACCTCAGTCGTACTCTGACCAGTTAAGGTAATTGTCGGGAAAGCCAAAGCAGAGCCTTTGGTTCTTAAAGTGCCACTTCTTGAAAAGGTTTGATTGTCCGTGACTTTAAAAAATTTTGTAGGATGACACTCAAATGTTACTTTGAGCGCATAATATCCTGCACGATTTCTAGTGGTCTCGGAAATCTTTACCTTGTAACACCACATCTTAGTAGTTTTGACACGTTCACTTTCAAGCCAAAAGTTCTCTCTGGCAAAGAGAGCCAAGAAACGGTTCAAGTCCTCTTCCTTTGGTTTTACTAAGTGAAGCGTGTAGGATTTTTCAACCATCCCTCTGTGATGATTAGTTTGCAGGATGGCTCCGCTAATCCCGTCATGCTCCCATAGTTTCGTCTTGCTATTGGCAATCACGATGGATGGCGCTTCTTCTACAATGACATCAAAAGGAAAAGAGGAGGTTGCTACACCATCAATCACCAATTCATTATGTTTGATCATATAAGCCCTCCTCTAAGCTGTGTTTTTCGTTGCAGTTCATCCGCAATCTTTTGAGCGACAACGTCAGCAATGCGATTGATATCCATCTCTTCACTGATGTTATTTCCACTAATGCTCACATTGATAACAGGAGACAAACCTCCCATTGTTTGGGCTATTCCACGACCGATAGCTCCCAAGGTTCGTTCGTTTAGTGGTAAGACAGCCTCGTTCCCAGCCTCTCCACCAACCATCAGGCTATTTCCGTTTGAACCGAAAACAGTCGGCTTGGTCAAGATACCACCCTTCGCATACCACTCTACGCCAATGCTTGGCAGTCCGTTACTCAACCAGTCAACTGGGTTAAGAGAGCCTGTGATACTAAAGTGTGGTAGAGGGATGTGAGGCCATCTAAATTCAAAGTTAAAGAACCCTTTAATAGCTTCAATTGCACTACCGACTAAATCCCTAGCTCCGTTAATGGCATTGCCGATTGTATCTTTAATACCGTTCCAAATGCTACTTGCGGTTGATTGAATACTATTCCAGATATTGCTAATCGTATCTCTTATACCGTTAAAGACACTCGAGACCGAACTTGAAATACCATCAAATATTCCTGAGAGAGTGGACTTGATACCATTCCAAACAGTTGATGCAACCGTTGAGATGGTGTTCCAGATGTTGGACAATACCTGCGCTATGCCATTAAAGATAGTCCCAATGACACTTGCAATCCCGTTCCAGATTGTTTCTCCAACACTCTTGATGGTTTCCCAAGCGCCCGACCAGTCACTAGTAATGATCTGCATCACTGCCTTGATAATACCCAAAACAACGTTAATAGCTGTCTCAACTACCGTTTTAATCACTTCCCAAACTGTAGAAGTAATAATCTGAATATTGTTCCATTCTCCCTCTATAAGAGGACCTATAACAGTCATAACAGCGCTAATGATAGCGGAAATGCCATTCCAGACAGCATCCGTAATAGAACGGATTAGCTCTTGGTTTTCAGTCCACCAAGTTACAACAGTTCCAAAAATACTCATGATGAAATTTGAAATTTCACCTACAACAGTATTGATAACGGATGAAATAGCCTCCCATACAGCTGTTACAGCGTTGCGAAATCCTTCGTTCGTTTCCCATAAGTATTTTAAAATGACAACGACCGCTGCCACTGCGGCCGCTATTGCAGCTGCTGTCCCAATGATTGGTAGAGCGGCAGTTATCATAGCGCCTATAGACGTTGTAAATATAGCTTGCAGGGATAAGAATATAGGCGCTAAAAATCCTACAGCGGTAACCACACCTCCTATCATTACTATAAATTCTTTAATAGGAGCAGGCAAAGTGCCAAACCAATCTGCCACACCTTTTATTATGTCTCCTAAAGCTTGAAAAACAGGAATCAACATTTCCAAAAGAGGTTGGCCTAACGCAGCCAGGGCATTTGTTCCGGATTGTTTTAGATTCCCCATGACGTTCTCTAAGCCGTCAGATTCTCTTGCAGCTTGACCAAGTGCTCCAGAAAGTTCATTTCCATCTTCAACCATTTGAAGCAAAGTTAATTGCTTTTGCGCTTCACTCAAATCCTTGAATGACTTTCCGTACAGTTTATTTGCTGCAGCATTACGAGTTGTTTCTGTCGCAGAGATACCCAAAGCCGCATCGTTGGCAAAATTTCCTTTAAGAAATGATTGAAGACTCTCGGTAACACTTTCAATAGATTTATCGTAAAAAGCAGCACCATCTGCGGCTGCCTTAGTTGCCCTAGTGGATAAATCTAAGGCTTGAGCTGTATCTAGACCGGATGTTTTTGCAAAGGAGGCCATTTGGGTGAAACTTCCTTGTAATCGTTCTGGTACAATAGACATTTCTTTCCCAATATTATTAAGAGCCTCTCTAGCTTGGCCTTCCATATCCCCAAAAACTGTACTAAATTGGGCATTACTTGCTTGCATTGAAGCAGCCGCTTCAATAGCTTCTTTCCCAACATCAACAAGTTTTTCTGAAATATCACCCAATTTCTCACTAAACTGTTGGAGTAGTTCAGCTCTTGCAGCTTTAGCTATCTCACCCAGGCTTTCTTGTGCGCTATCCGCTACAGACTTGGTCCCCTTCATCTCATCGTTGAGATTGTTAAAAGCAGTCTTAGCTTGATTCAGCTCTACTTCCATCTTGTTAGCTTCGGCTGAGTTTTCACCATATTCTTTTTTAGTGATTTCTAACTGCTTTTCAAGATTTTCAATTTGACGAGCGACAATATCAGATTGTGCACCAATCTTCTTTTCAGCCAATGCCAACTTGTCAGCTTCACTAGCGTTGGCACCCATCTGACTTTCTTGTAACTTAAACGAACTAACTACTTTTTCAGATTCGCTGGCAAGTAGTTTTTGCTCATTCTGCAATTCTTTCAGTTGAGTTTGGTTATTCTTGGTTGCATTCCCGTTGCCTTCAAGGGCCTGATTGACGCTAGCTAGTTTTCCCTCATATCCTTTTAGGACATTTTGAGTCACTTCTACTTCACGCTGGAAAGCACGATACTGATCGGCGCCAATATCTCCTTTTTTGAACTGCTCCTCAACTTGAGATTGAGCTTGTCTTAAGGTTTCTAGTTTTTCCCGAGTAGTTCCGACTTGCTTCTGTAAGACTTCTTGCTTTTGGGTTAGTAAGGTAACATTCCCAGTATCAAATTTAAGAGCATTATCAATTTGTCTCAGCTCTTTTGTTGCGTTAGCAGACTCTTGATTGACACCTTTTAACGCTTTTTGTAAGGGCTGGGTATCGCCATCGATTTCAATTTTTATCCCTTTGATATTTCCTGCCATATTTCCTCCTTTCCTTAAAAAATAAGGAGCGCAGAGAGGATTTCTATGACCAGAACACTAGCCAACTCAAGGAACTTGTCCTCACAATCGCTCTCTCAGCACTCGCTTTTTCTCTAAAATGCATCAAAATCAGCTTGGGTAGCCTTCCGACTACCCGTTTTATTTTCGCTACGCAAATTGACATAATCTGTCTGATAATCTAAAGCCATCCCAATAGAAATGTGCTTGAGATCATCGATAGATAAGCCAGTTTCCTTGCAACAAGATAGATAGGATTCTACCGTGAAGGCTTCTTCGCTTGCTGTTTCTGATGTGTCTGTTTCTTTTTTGTTTGCAGTACCGTATTCAACATTTCCATCATTAGCGGACAAACTTCGTCAAGAGGAAATTCTTCCATCTCCATGAAGAAATCATCAAACGGTTTGATTTTAGGATTGCCAGATTTAGCAAATACCCAAAATAGACGATAGAAAAAGGTAATATCAAAATCTTCTAAAAGAGATAGGTCGACGCTTTCCGCTACCAAATCATTCCCTTTTTCTAATTGGTTCAATTGAGCTACCAATTTCTTATTTTTCAAAAGCCCTAAAAGGTCCTTGAAAAAATCCTGCCCAAACTCGTTCTTGTAAGCGATTGGAGTATAGGCATTTGTTGCAAGCTCATAGCGCTTATTACTGATTTTAATACTTCGACGCATTCTTGACTCCTTATCCTAAAGATGTTGGCTCATAAACGCTAGAAAACCAAGCGTCATACACTTCTTTCTTGTCTGCAGACGTAATCGAACGTTTCACGACGCTATCAAGTGGACGTGGTGAAGCTTTGAAGCTAAGTTCACGCTCGTTGACAGTTGTTCCGCTCTTAGTAGCCGAGCCGTTCGATGGACGACTAGCAGAGCAGTAGTAGAGAACGTAGCGAGTCTTGTTTTGATCTCCTGAAAATTCAAACATAATAGCAAACGGTTTAGTTGAAGCATCGCCTTTTTCGGTCAATACTCCTGTTTGATCATCCTTGAGTTCTCCTAAGATTTTTGTCGCGAACTCTTCCGTGATATGCGGTACTTTCAATTTTCCTTCATACCCTTCGTTTGAGTTCATGAAGTGGTAGTCCACATCGTCGGCTGGAATTGCTTTCGATTCTCCTTTTGGTTCTAGCTCCAAGTTCATCGCTCCAGGGAAACGGAAAATTTTCCCGTAGCTAATGACATTTGTTTCCCCATTGATAGTTTCGATTGGTGCGATATGCACGTTTTTCAATCCAAAGGTTACTTTATTTTCTGTTTTTGTCATCTTCTTCTCCTTAGTACAAATAAACAGTGTAAGGCTTGACAGATAGCCTTTCTGTTGGGATATAGCTTTCTTCTGATACCTCAAAAACAAGTTGATGTTTAGACAATAACTCTTCCAAGGTCTCTTCCAAATCTTCGTCTTTACGTTCAAAGATAAGCTCTACAGTCACAGATTTAATCTGGTATTCCTGTTCATCATCTGCTCTCTTGATATCTGGATGTGATTCAAAGTAGATAAGGTAAGGTGTTTGAGGAACGTGTCCAGTTTCAAACGCACGATAGGCTATAGGTAGATTCGCTTGACTTAGAATATCGACAAGGTCAGATAATTTCATTTTTGAATAGCCTCCTTTACTTTGCGTTCAAAGGAATTGATTAGCTTTTCTTCTACAGGTTGGATATGAGGGATAGCACGACTGCGACCACCATTCCTTAAAACATGGCCATTTTCAAGTAGGTGTGTCAATTGATAGCCTGTAGCATTATGGATCACGTATGAGCCTTTTGAGTTTTTCTTAAGACGCCATCCTCTTCCATACTTCCCTTTATTCTTTGGGCTTGTCGCCTTCAAATTCGCAACAGCTTCATCACCTAACTCTTGTGCGATAGCGTCAATCTCATCTTCTAACTCACTAGAATACTCACTCAGTGCTTTAACGATTTCTGCTGATAAGTCACCTGTTACACTCATGGCAATTCCTCCATCAAGGTCAACTCCAGAATTTCTAAACCAATCGGAAATGTTTTGAGAATACGATACCGTTTCCCATTAAATTCCGCTTCTTCCTCGTTGTTATACTCAAAGCTATGAATATCGAGGATAAGGCTTGGTCTAAGTCCAACCTGGCTAGCTTGATAAAATTCAGAACGAGTTATGGAACGCTTACGACACAAAATAGTCAATCGCTTTTCCTCAAATAGAGGTTGGTGCAATTTATCTAATCCTGTTTTAACCCTTGAGATCAATGTAATCTCATTGTTCCATGCCATCTGCTTACCTCAATTTCAAATTATGCAAGCGCCATAAAAGGTGGCGTGGCATATCCACACCACCTTCATAGCGAAAGGCTGCAAAATCAACTACAAACATCTGGTGTTCAGCATTTTCTGATTCAAGCGAAACTCCCAGATTGTCTTCCAGTTCAGTTATGACAGCTTCGATGATTTTCTTCAAAGGCTTATCACGTAGATTTGTTGCTATACCCAATTTTAGTTTTAGTAATTCTAATAATTGAGCATTGTCCATAACTACTCCTCACCTTCCTCTTCAGGTTCTTGAGGTTCTGTTTCTCCTTCGGAAATATCGACATCATCGATTTTAGTCAAGAAAATAGATCCTGCACTATTTGACCCATCTAACAACTCTTGAATGAAGGTCTTGGTGCTCTTATATCCTGTTCGGGGATAAATATCCCCGATTTGATATTCATATTGTTGAGGGTCTCTCAAATCCTTAAAAGGACGGATTACTTGATAAGCCATCAGCTCCCTCCTTACCCTGCAGCGTCAGTGTATGTTCCGAAGAACCCAGCTTCTTCATCTACTTTCTTAATATCCAAACGGATGAAAAGCCCAAGCAATTGTCCGTAGATGTCATTGTTCACCCATTTAACGGATACTTGAGCACGGTCAAACTTTTTGACGAACTCAGTGACATCACCGATGAAGAATTTCATATCTCCTTCATCTCCAAACACTGTATCATCAACTTTGTAGATTGTTTTCCCACCAAATGAATAGCCAGTAGGTGAAGCTACATCGGTTTGAAGCATGTAGCGCCCATCTTTGTCCTTTACCTTGTCAAGTGCGGCAAACATTGACTTGGTTACAACGATGCTTGCTTTGTAAATTGATTTAAGCTTCTTATTGTAGATGTCTTTAATACCATCAAATCCAGCCGCATCTGCTTGGGTAGCTTTTTTGAGGACAGCTGCAACTAATGACAACTCAGTGTTTTCACCTTGATTAAACACTTCGTCTTCAACAATGGACATGATGTCATAGTCAGCGTCGTCAATCATTTCTTGTGACACAGGGACATATCCACGGTAAGTCTTGATTGAATAATCAATCTCGCTGATTGCTGGTTTTCCAAGTTCTGGATTTGATTTCAATTCCTCTGTTGAAACCATTACACCATCCGTTTTCTTGATAAGTGGATATTTACCAGATCCACTGTTAACTTTCACACCTTCCACAAGATCCAAAAGTGGATTACGTGTTTTATTGACAAAATGAGGTTTCAAAACTTCAGTAGGAATCAGAGCTGCGCTTCCTGAATCAGTAGTTTTCAAACCTACGATGTCACGAGTTTGACCAGTACGAATGTATTTAGCGATTGCGTCACGTTGTTCCAATTTCTGTCCTCCACGCTTTTCTTTACTTGGGTAAGTTGGTGCTTTACGATTTTGCTCCTCAATTTGTTTTTCCAACTCGTCAATTTCTTTTTCCAACTGTGCTTTTTCAGCTTCTTTTTCTTCAATTTCCTTTTGAAGATCATCCACAGTCTTTTCAACTGCTGAAACTTCTTCATCGGTTTCAGCACGATCTAACTTCTCTAATTCAACAACCGAACGTTTGTTTAATTCTTCAATAGTTTCTTCCAGCTCAACTACCTTAGTTGCTTTTGCTCGCATGCGAGCACCAAAGATTAATGCCTTGTTCATAGCTTAAATTTCTCCTTAATTTCTTTCTTGCGCTTGTCTAGCGCTTCACGATTCGCACGGCTCTGACTTTCAAAGTCTTTTTGTCGTGCAGCGATTTCCGTTTGTGGATAGGCTGGGAAAGTACATGGACTCACTTCAAAGATTTCTAGTTCTAAGACAGTGTCCAGATACGAACCGTCTTCACGTTCCTCTGTTTCGATTTTTATCGGGATAAAGCCAAAGCTACATCCGATAACATCTCCACGCTTAACACGGGCATAGGCTCCAACAGCTTGAGGGTCATCCTTGTTAATGATAATGTCTCCAAAAAGCCCAACATCATCAACACCAAGTGTCAGAGTTCCGTTACCTGTTCGACCAAGAACAAGACTATCATCATGGTTAAATAAAGCTCTGATATCAGCGTCTTTGATAGCTTTCTCAACTCCTGCACGCTTGATAACTTCACAGTAGCCTGGCCACAATTCCGTCTCCTCGTCAAACTTGATAAAGTAGCCACTCAAAATCAAATCACCAGATTCTTCTTCTCTCGTTTGAAATTGAGTGGCACGATAACTATTCCGTTTCTGCATTCTCTTCCTCACCTCCTTTCAATTTATTTTGGTCTCCTAGTTTCTCTTGAGGGATATAGTTCTCAAGGACAATCAACTCTTCCATCTCGGAATCAGGAGCCATACCAAGCCAATCTCTCCACTCATTACGACGCATCGCAGTACTGTTTGTCATTTGTTGAGCAACAGCAGACAACTCTGTAATGTTGTAAGAGAAGAGTGAGCGAGGATTTAGCTTGAAGTAACGATTACTAGACAAAAGTAAGTCTCTGGTTAGTGTTTGAGTAATAGTGGTAGCGATACTCATGACAGTCGTATTTACAAAGTTGTTATACTCTGTCTTGTTGAACTCTCCCACGCCCAAAATAAAAGCAGGTACTCCTAATAGACCTGCAACTGTTCTTTTATCTAATTCGACAGACTCATTTAGAGCGATGTCCGTTAGACTAAGCGGCTTTACCTGTTGAATGTCCAGCAATGCCTCTGGAACAATCCATGGAGCGCCAACCCTGCTAGTACTTAAATACTTCTCAGCGATACGCTCACGCCCTTGCTCCGAGTCTAGTTCAGCACTAGACGAGTCAACCTTAACGATAAGACTAGGAATGTTCTTACCGTTCATGAAGCTTTTTTTAGTCTTAGTAGCCATGTTCAAACTTTGAACCACATCTGTCAACGTCACCCTAAAACCAGTGCCAATATATGGAATATCTGGATCTGGATTGATGACAAAGTGGACTACTTCATCAGGGGAATACACTTCACCCCTAAATGAGATCACATAGGAATCCTTATCTGTTTGGAACGAAACCTCTCTCATCGGAAATGGTCTTAGATTAGAAATATAATCCGTAACAGGTTCATATTCCACATGTAGGACAGAGTTCCCATCGCCATACAGAAGCAAATCACGCACAATTTTGAAAATCCATGACTTCCTTGTCATGTGTTCACACGGATTGATGTCAATCTTTCTAGCAAGCCCATCACGGATTCTGATATCACCTTTATCTGTATTCTCCATCAGATGGATGGTCATATTAGAGACCAAATCAGCAATTTTATTAACCGCTGTCACCACATCTGGATTTCTGGCCAAAGGTACATACGAATCCATCAGGTTTGACAACCCTAAATCTGAATGACTCAGCATGTTAATTGTCTTACTTGGCTTGTTTCGTTTCCAAAACTTTTCAAAAATACCCATGTTTCCTCACCTCCTTTCTCTCTAATCAAAGAATCTCATCACATCGCCACCCTTGCCAAGATTAGCAAGAGCCTGTATACAAGCAAAGACGCTGGCATCAAACAAGTCAATCCTTGCAGTACCACCGTCTCCGTCTAATTTTTCATATTGCACAGCGTCATCCACCTTTTCAATCGCTCTAACATTGCTCACACAGTATTCATAAGCGTCAGAATGAAGATAGTAAAATTCCTTGTTCTTGACTTTGAACTCAATCCGTCTGAACCCCTCAGATTTCAGATAGAATAACTGAGGCTGGTCAATCATCTTGAACTTAGCCTTTTTCATCTTAGCCAAAAACTCACGACCAAACTTCCTATCCATCCCCACAGCTTGGATTTTAAATCCACGCTCACGCATACTGATGAACCATTTGACGATATCATCATAGAGAACCGTTGGAGTATTGCTCATCGTCAGCCAGCCATCAGACTGCCAGCCAAAAAGTGGAATCCCATCATCATTAGCCTTCTTCTGAGCATTGATACGAGGAAAGAAAGCATGTGTGATACAGATATCAACATCTTTTTCTCCATCGTGATAAACACCGTAGAGAGCAGCCGCTGTTAAGTCATGCAATCTTGACAAGTCCGCACCACCATACCAACGAATCGGCAAGCGTGCCAGCTCTTCTAAACTCCAGTCATAGCAACTGTCCGACGCTATAAACTCATCGGGATTGAAATAAGCGTTCATAGAGTTAGTGAAGATATTCAATGTCTTATTGAAAAACTCGTTTCGAGTCTGAGGATCATTCATGGCCTGCTCTGCTTCTTCCTTGAGAGCCTTGAGCGAAACCGTGACCCCCCATGACGGATTAGCCATCTTGAGAATATTCTCATCCAGATAGTCCACCACGTCTCCATCAGCAGATTGATTAGCCTTGCAGATGAAGATAAAAAATGAATCATCAGTGACTAATTGCTTAAGCACCTTTTGACAGTATTTCAGACGGTTAGCAAGGAACCCCGTAGGAATATCCCCAGCGGTAGAGATAACAAAAAGCATACTGTTACGGTATGCTGACATTGTTTTTTTCATAAGACCATGCTTCTTACTGTTTCGCATGGTATGAGCCTCGTCCAAGATGATAACATTCCCATTCAGAGAGTCAAGACGACTCTCATCATTGGCCAGAGCTTGGATGAAGAAAGAACCCTCATCACCAAAATTAGCAGTAATAGAGTGTTCCTGGTTATTGTCCTTGATACGAATGTTCTTATCGTTCCAGCGTTCAACGTTGAATCTTAAAAAACCAAAAGCTTCCATAGCCTGCTTGACTGAGTTAGCAACGATATAGCATTTTGAACCGCTATCCGTGTCCAGGATCTGATAAGCAAGTGCGATTGCAGCAGTAAACGAGGTCTTTCCATTCTTCCGAGCAAGCATGATAAGCGCTTCTTTGAACCTACGTTCATTCGTCCCTTTATAGTAAAATCCAAACAGATTAACCACAACGAAATGTTGCCACGGTTGCAAGAGTAATGGCTTGTTACGGATAGACACCGCAAACATATCATCGCCTTGTTGGTGAACTATCACGTTCTCGATAAAGTGAATAACAAAATCCACCATATCCTCATCCATCTCAAAAGCAGGATTTTCTAAATCACGAAAAAAACGTTCAGCAGCAAGAATGTTCTCTTCGCAATGTTCTTCTCGGTGAGTTAAGACGTGTTGAGCGTATTCTTTTGCTTTATCAAGATTACCCATTGCCAGTCACTCGCTTCTTCTTGATTTCGTTCTTGAACTTCAGGACCTCAGTAAGAACTGACTCACCCTCTTGTTCTACTACCTCACCGAGTGATTTAGGATTCATCATCAGCTGATTAGAGTAACTGAGGATGTCTTTCCTCAAAATTTCCATTGCTGTCAAGATTGGAACTTTTCGCTCATTCTCAGCACCAGCCTTATTGACGTAGGTGTCTGTTACTGGATAACCCATGTCAGCATAATCTTGAGCAAGTTTCTGATACTGGTATAACATACCTGCAAAAATGTCAATGATCATTTCGAACTCTTTACGATAAGTGCCCAAGTCTTTCATCTGCTTAACCACTTTTGACTTAATCGACTTTGCTGTAATTGGTTTAGCCAAAAACTACCTCCTTCCGTCAAAATCGCTTAGTTTTTACCCCCTTTTTGTTTGAAGGCCCCCGACTTGGAAAAAGTTCCCTTCACCGGTTCCCAGAGGCTTCGAAAAAATTTTTTTGAAGTGGGGGGGATAAAAAATTTTTTTCATTTTTCATTTTTATTTTTGAAAAAATTTAAAAATTCTTTTTTTCTTTTCTTCTGCCAGTAAATTCCATTTCCAATTATCTTATCGTTGTTGCGGTCATGAAACGTATTGTGTTTGTGGTTGGTCAGCGGCAAACAATTCCAAGATACATACTCAAGTTCTGGATACTCAGATACTGGGTAAATATGATGAACCATTTCAGCTGGAACTGACTGGCCATATCTCAGACTTTCTTGGCAAAGGTAATCGTGTTGTCTCATGACCTTGTCACGGAACTTGTACCACTTACTTGTCTTCAAGCTTTGTCTGACTGGTTTGTTGTACATGATATATACTCCTTTGCAAAACAAAAGGACAGGCTTTTGACCTATCCCATCTCATACAAGAAATCTATGCTACCATAATAAACCTTTTTTTGTGAGACTTCAAGATGTCTTTTGTCTCATCTTTTATTTACAAAATCATATACGAGAGCTCCAATAAATACTAATGGCAAAAATAGAAAAATCAACCCATGTGTAAATATTTTTCCTATGTCTTCTTTTGTCCAATCGAAAACAATTTTCAAAAACATCAATGCGATAAAATAACAAACTAAATATCCTATGAGTAACATATACCTCTCCTCCAACTATACCAATTTTATCCCTCACTTTCACATATCTTATATTTTGTTAAACTCACTCTAAATCTCAAACCCTTACTAATTATGGTTTTTAAAGCGTTTCGTTTTTTCAGTTTATGCTTAACTCATTATGTGAAAGTAATATCTAAAAAATTAAATGACAAAGTTCCGTAGTGCGTCATCAAGCTCTGCTTGTTCTATTCCTATGTATCTCAATGTGATTGCAGGTGATGAATGATTGAACATTTTCTGTAATGTTCCTACGTCCTTTGTCTTGTTGTAATATTTATAGCCGAATGTCTTGCGCATTGTATGTGTACCGACATTATCAATACCAAGTTCTTCAGCAGCTTCATGAATGATTTGATAGGCTCGCTCACGAGTGATCGCTTTATTCTGACCTTGCCTACTCTTAAATAAGAAATGATGAAATGGTTTCCCTTCAACATATCTTCTCATTTCTTTCTTAAGTTCTTTTGTCATCCGTCTTGTTATCTGCTTGCCAGTCTTCCGTTCTCTCAGCTTGATGTGCCAACCTTGAACATCTTTAACTTTCAAGGTAAGTATATCTCCAACTCGTAACCCAGTATTCAGACCTGTGATGAATAGCATGTAATACATCTCATTCCATTCTCTGAGATAATCTTTCATAGCTTGTATATCATCGTTCTCTTTTATTGGTGATACAAATTCCATATTCTACCTCCTTTCCCAAAACAAAAAGCCAGCATTTGCTGACTCTTGACGATACTTCTGTTGGACAACTTTTCTGACTAGAATTAAGGATGACTCCTAAAGTGTGATGTGTGTTTTTGTTTCAGAAGTTCATGCTATCATAATAACCCTTTTTTTGTGAGACTTCAAGATGTCTTTTGTCTCATGTTTATTTATAGCTCACCTTTCAAAATAGCGTACTGCTCTAGGATAATCCTTCTACGTCGATAGATTGTAGCTTTGCTCATGAATTTCTGTTCTGCTATTTCTTCCCATCTCAGTTGAGGATATCTCCAGCGCAGATTAAAGATTTCCTTATCCTCATCAACTAGATTGATTAGGAGTTTGTTAATAATAGCTTTGAACCCTTCGAGAAATTTTAAGGTTGGATCATCCGCTATTCTGATTGCAATGGTTTCGGTAGGTTTGCTTATTCCTACGCTGGGCCCACTTTGAGAATCTGGATTTCGAGTTTCTAGTTCTAGCCTTCTCAAATCTATTGTCCGTTGAATGTTTTGAAATTTGAAAAGTTCTCTGTCTAATGTTTTGAGGTCTTCGTCGCTTAATTTCTTCAATTCCTACCCCCTCGATATCTTCGTGATTGTTTCCACTTGATAATCTTACCATCGTTATTGTTGTTGAAATAATCTGGCAATCTTGCTGTTGGGCTTTCTTTATAGATCACTTTTTCAACGATCTGGACTCCAGGCATCATTTCATCATCTATCCATCCAACTAACCATGCAGGGTTTACGTCATAGGTTTTAGCAATCATTTCAATTTGCTTGATGGACGGATATCCTCCTCGCTCATACAAATGAATTGTGTTTTGGGAGACACCTGTATCTCTGGCCATATCTTTGACAGAGATACATAGGTCCTCTCTAAGTTCTTTCAATCTCAGCTTCATCTTGCTCTCCACTTTCTAGTATTAGCTTTTATGAATGTAGCCTGCTCTTGCATCTGCTTCCATTCATAATCCATGATGATTTCAAGTTGATTGTTACAAAGATCTTTTAAGAAATCATTTTGAGCTTCTAGTTTCTCAATATCCTTATAGGCCCTTTTATACAGTTCATCTTCCAGAAATCTAATGCGCTCTGCCATTGCTTCTTGAATGATGATATAAGTTGGTTTCTTGTACTTTGTCATTACAATCTTACCTCATCTCCTATTTTTAGAGATTCATAGTTTGTTTGAGTCACTACGAATATTCCGTAATTTTGTACTGTGATAGTGTACATGTCGCCAATCTTCTCCTTTTGTAAGACTCTGCCTTTGATTTCTGCGCCTTGATTATCAGCTTTATAGACGATCATCGGGCGCTTTTCTTCTAGTTTTTTAATGTGGATACTCTGCCAGATATTTAATCCAGCAGACAATAATATCCAGATTGTGATAAAACGTTTCATTCGGTTGCCTCCTTACTCTTCTTCATCCATAATTTCATTAAACTGCTCTTCGTCAATAAGTCCACGGTCAATCATTGTCTGGACCGTCAATTCAATTTTTATCAATCTGTTCAATTCTTTGTTAGGCAACGTAGCCATAATAACTTCTTTCATCACTCCACCTCCTCAATCTCAATTCCTGGGCAAAAGAAAATCCAGCCGAAACCATTCGCAACTACATCTTTTTTCGTAAGTTTGTAGCATTTTTCTGAGAAATTAGTACTTTTCGTAAAGAGGAGAACTACGGGAGAAAAATGTCCGTATTTATCTGCTAAATTTGCATTTTGATTGACAAGATATAAGTCCCCGTCATTTCGGTTTAGAAGTGTAATTTTGTATTTTTTCTCTTCCTCGACCTCGTAGCCGTCCAGCCAAGCACGGGCGAATAATTCGGAGTTGTCCCAATACCATTCTGCAACTCTGTCAGACATGCTTGCATCTATTGAGTAGGACAGTGTATGACCTAGTTTTTTCTGTTCTGTGATAAATTCAGCTATAAACTGCGGAACTTTGATTTTTTCACGTTCAACCATGCCTTCAAGTTTGCCTTGCTCATAACCACTGCGATATTTCATTGAACCGTAGTCGTCCCCTAACTCTTTTAGAATGTCATTAAGCCATCTGGTTTGAGTTGTTGGATCAAACCCTCTAATTCGACGAACGACATCTTTTAATTTGAACGGCAACGGTTCTGGTTCGTCTAAAGACCGTAAGTCTTTCAAAACTAAATCAACCGAGGTCATTTTTTTCTTGCTAGCTTTAAATTTTTCATATCGTTCAATTAGTCCTTGTATGTTCATTATCAAACTCCTCGCTTTCTTTAAAATCGTCAACATAAAAATAATTGACATTCTTAGGGTTGACAGACAAATTTCTAATTCTCATCAAATTTCCATTGTTGAACTGACTAGTAATCTTCGTAAGTTCTTTTTCTGTAAAATTTCTTACTAGAAAACTAAGTTCTTCACCATTAGAGAAGCAAATTTTTATTTTTTGATAATTGCTAACTTGCTCACTTTCAGGTTCATAACCAAGCAAGTATCCTACGCTTACACCAAAATATTTGGCAAGTTTCTGAGCTTTATCTGACTTGATTTGGCTTTCTTCGTTTTCCATTTTTTGGTACCCTCTACGGGTCACGCCAATAACTTTAGCAACATCCTCTTGTGTGTCGCCTGTTTGTTGTCTTAATTGTTTCAGTCTGTTCATCCTTTACACCTCCCTAAAACGGCAAATCATCATCTGAAATATCCATAGGATTTGTTGTCCCAAAATTTGGTGGCATCTGGTTTTCCATGCTTGACTGATTCGCAGAATTATCCTTCTTTTCAAGCATTTGAAAACTTTCAGCTACCACTTCCGTCACATAGACACGTTGTCCTTGCTGATTATCATAGCTACGAGTCTGGATGCGGCCTGTGATTCCTACAAGAGCACCTTTTTTAAGCCAATTTGCAAAGTTTTCAGCTTGCTGACGCCACATGATGCAACTGATAAAATCAGCTTCACGATCACCTGCCTGATTCTTAAAATTGCGATTCACTGCCAAACTGAATGTCGCAACTGCAACATTTGATGGTGTGTATCGTAACTCAGGGTCACGAGTCAAGCGACCTACCAAAACAACATTATTGATCATTCTCTATCTCCTTCGATTTCTAAAACTGCATCTTTTATAAAAGTATTGCCAATTTCATAGTATTTGTATTCCTTAGCTGTCACTTCGAATGTTTCTTCAACTTGCTTATTTCCTGCATGTCCTGAAACGACTAGAATGTATTTTCTTTTGGTTCTGGTTGGTACAAGTACCGAACTTTTTCCAGACACTACGGGTATGAATGTTGTGTGAGGTTCATTGATGTACTTGTCTACAACTATCCCACTCGAAATCTGGTGACATGCTACAAGGAAGGACACGAGTAAAACAACACATAGGATTTTTAAATATCTCACTCCTTGCCCTCCAAAAATTCTGGGGTTTCAAATTTATTCCCAATTACTTCAAAATGAAAATAAGCAAGATATAGTGGACTCCATCCTGCCACTCTTTTATGTAATTCATCTACAAATATGTAAATAAAACTTGCATAAGATCCGTGCCATTTGATAACTGCTTTTCTGCCTTTATAATCGACTATATCCCCCTCAAAGATTTCCTTACCGTTTCTGTCAAACAATCCTGTTGATTGCATGAGTTCGATTTCGTCAGGATAAGCTGTAATGTAATCATTCATTAAAGCATCGTTTAACTCAAATTCTTCAATCTCGCTATCCTGAAAAAACATACATTTGACTGACATCAGTCTACCTAATTCATGATGCCACACTCTATATTTCGGTATCATGCTAAATCCTCCTTAGATGAACAAACTAGCTAACCATATCAAAAATGCACATGTAATGATTTTTGAAATACTGCTCTTTACAGCGTATGAATAATCTTCATAAGATTCTTTTTTGCTGGATAACACAGGCCAGATGAAAGATAGTAGTGTATCCATCCCTAAAGCTTGCCAGACTGTAATTTTACCAACTGGGACAATCGTTGTGATAATTTCATTCCATCCATACTGAACCACAAATGGCGATACAACGATTACAAATACTGCTCCTAAAATAATTCCTAGTTTTTTCATTTTATAAATCCTCCTCTTTGACGAACACCCCATCAATCATCTTACCTTTGCGGTCCTTGATGACTTCATAAGCTTCTTCTAAACAACTTTCAGCTGTGGTGCCATTACAAAATGAAACCGTACTGATTACACTGTCAAGAAACATCAAATCTGCTTTGATTAAAGGAATCTGTGTCTCATTGTGACAGACATGAGCGTATAGCTTCTGAGCGATATTACCCAGACTAGAAACCATCAGCAGCAATTCAAGTTCCTGTTGATTTGCTGAAATCTGAGCACCGTTCTTGATCTGTTGTTCAAGTCCAATCAAGACTACCTGAATATCACCAAGCGCATCATAAATCAGTTCAGATTTATCTTTTGCGATACCCTCAAACAATTCTCCTGACTCTTCCATAAGCTTCAAGAACTGCTTGACTGGATTTGCTTCATGTAGATTTCTGTCAACAAACCACTGTTGAACCTTTTCTTCCAAATTCATTTTTGTATTCATCTTATTTTTCCTCTCTTTTCTTCGTAATCAAGTAATAGCAGTCAACCGCTCCGTAGTCAATCCTGATATTTTCATCACTTATGCTTTTCCGAAAACGTGGATGGTTGATAGCTGAGTAACTAGCTTGATGTTTCTTTAATTCATTGATTGCGCTATGTATGTGGCTAAAACTCCCAATGAGTATCTTGCGGTGTCCGTTGTAAATGAAATAGAGTTCAATCATCTTTGCAAAACTCCTTGTAGATTTTTTCGAAAATTTCTGACACCAATTTTTCAGGTATATTAGATCTCTCGTTGTATGATTTTGAGAAGTTCTGCCACTCTATGTCCTGCTTGATAATTTTATTCTTAAGATTAAGTTCAATATTGCTTCCAAAAATCGTCCTCTTTTGTAAAGGATAATCATAATTATTGTATCTAGCTAGGTTTTTGTATGGAATTCTGAATCCAATAATATCCTCAATGTAGGGCCACAGTCTGTCAGCTGCTGGATTCTCAATAACCCAAAATTGTGGTCTATATCTTTTTATGATTTCTATTGTGTTGAAAGCTGTTAGCTCGCCATTGACCCTTTTTAAAAATTGCCTGTCGTACTGATAATTTATATAGGCTGACTCGTAATCCTTATTTGCCCTGATCGTGAACGGTGAAGGTCTTACTTGTGGAGCAAACAAGCTATCAGACACATCATTGCGTTTCCAACACGCATTCCCATTTTCCATGGCAGAAGCATTTGACCATGATTCGCATGGTGGACTAGCTATTACAAGGTCAGGTTTTGGTAATTTGTCTAACACGTCAAAGAGCGTGTTATCTCCAAATAAACGTTTGTAATCAGCAAGGTCCAGATTTATAAAATGATTGTTCTTGTTTTCTATATCCATTCCGATTGAATAGATTTCAATATTCGCCCCCCCCGAACTATTCAGAGAGTTAGCACCCTTGAAATAAGAACCATTCCCACTATCAAAGAGTGCCCAGACTGTCATTTTCCTTATGATCAACACCTCCAATCATCCCTCCACCTCCACTGGATAGAAATTTCCAAAGGATACTCTCAGCGCCTTGCCCACCTGCAATGCAACCGCACGAGAAATAAAACGCATAGCTTTCCGCTCGTCTGAATACGAAACATCAATGCCAGTCACACCGATTGCCACAGACATCAAGAACGGTTTATCTTCTCTTGCCCCATGTTTTAAGATAAACATCAGCCACCTCCATTTTCAAGCCTTTCAAGTAGTTCACGTTTACGCTCTTCGAGTTCCTTCTTAGTCTCATCACTGGTATTGTTGACATAGTTAGGCTGTGACCATTCAGGAACATTTGATTTCTGATTACCTGGACGTTTGCTGATTTTACTTTCTTTGTACGCTCTCTCACGTTCATCGACTGCTGCAATCGTCAAAACTCCATCATTCTTCCAATTCGTCAAAATCGCTCTGATATAACTGAAATTTCTTTTACCATTGTCAGCAGCAAGACCAATTGCTTTCAGAACAACTTTCGCTTCCATGCCATCCAAAGTGATGAACTCTTTTAAGATTTCAAATTGAGTTCCATCCAACGGAGCAATACGAGATTGATATTCTTCGCCGATGAGTGAGACTGGATTTTCATCTACATCTTTCTCTATCTCTGTATCTATATCTGTATCTATATCTCCGTTACGCTTTGTTACATCGTCGTTACATTGTAACGCTAATTGATTCTCTCGAAACTTGCGAACCCTTCTGGCGCTTGCGGTTTCACTACCTACCATCTCAGGAACTTGCTCTAAAAAATAATCGCGGTCAGAGTTTCTAGTCAATAACCCTTTACTTTCCAAGAAAATCAAAGTAATTTTAATATCTTCGACATTCTCATCAATGACAAGAGCGATTTCTTCAGCTAGATTGTCAGCAAGTCCATCATAGTAGATGTGCCCACCATCTTCTAGGCTAATCAACATCATTTTGAGATAGATGATGGTATGCGTATCACCGCCTGCAATCTTACGAAGCAATTTCATTTCTTTAGACTTGAAAAAATCCTGAGCTAGTTGAATCCAGTAGTATCGCTTGTTTTTAACTACCAT